ACCAACCAACATAAAGACGATTATCGGTAGAAGTCACCCAGGAACAAAATTCGTCCCAGGCATTAAAAGTTTTGCGTGTAGCAATTGTAGCAGTCATTTTTCGTTAAAGGGGTAGGTAATAGTTCAGGAGGTGCTGAACGGTAAAAGTATTCCTACGCAACCCTCCTGCGTAGGTATAAGGACGGATTTTACTTGCCTATTCCTGGTGCGGCAAGGTTAAGAAACTTTACATTCCTTAACATCTATTTATTATAGCACTGTCAGCAAATCCTGTCAACCCCCTTCCTCAAATAAATTATGATGCAGTTAATGCAGTTACTAATCCAATATATCCAGCACCAATTGCAGTGCTATACTTTGCATTTTTTCCAGGAGCAATTACCGTATTCGAATGATAAACAGCAACCCCAGTAACACCAGCAATAGCTCTGTTACTAGCAGGAGATGTAAGTATATCAAAGTAATTGTTTATTGATATTAGAACTGTTCCAGCAGCAGTCATTGATACTCCATGTCCTACAGTGTTTAGAAAGGATGTACTAGAAACTATAGCAGTTCCACCATCAACTTTTACACAGGCTTCTCCAGCACTTTCAATCTTACTATACTGGATTTGTAGAGTTCCTGTTCCACTTACATTAAATGTAGCAGTTGAACCACTAGTTGAGCAGTTACTAAAAAATGCATATCCTTTACTGACTTTTACAACATAATCAGTTCCTGCTGTACCTGCTCTGGATAATTGTTGAACTTCTCCATATAATTGAGTTCCAGTTCCACTATTATCCATAAAAATTGCCTGGTTTCCTGTGGAACCTGCAATGATATTACAATCATTTAAATAACAACGAAGAGGTGCCGAACCAGTAACTATTAATGAGTGTGTTGTCCCAATACCAGGATTACTTCCAGTATTTACAATACCAAGATTAGAAATACCAAATCGGTTTTGATATAAAGTTCCTACTGTTGGATTGATGGTGACTGTTCCATAAATCCATATGGGCATTTGAGAACCACTTGCAGTATCTCCTTGAATATAAATGTGTCCTGTTGTAAGTCCTATATTCTCTGTTGTAGAACTTTGAAGAATAATAAATTGTGGATTTGCAATACTATCTCCATTATCAGTAAAAGATACAATTCCAGTTTGTAGAGCATTTTGAATTGCACTTAATGCTGCACCAACAGTTTTATAAGGAGCAGCAACAGAACCAGTTGAAGTGTATATGTCAGTTCTAGCTGGATTTACATACCAGTGATTGTCTGGTGGTGTAAAAAATCCTGTTGGAAATGCTAGAATTTCTCCAGACGGGCCATAAAATCCAGATGCAGTTATAATACCCGTAGTATTAATGCTGGAGGTAGTACCTATTCCAGTACCTGCAGGTCCAACAAGTCCAGCTGCTTGCTGCGTTACACCTAATGTTGGTCTATATCCTACGGTAACATTATAGTCTGTCATTTCTTATACAACTATAGATGAATTTACTAAAGCCATTCCCTTGATTATTTTTGTAATTTTTCCTGTCCCAGTCGCAGTGATTACAACATCATAATAATATCTACCAGCATCCAATGCATTTGAAATTGTATTACCCATAGACAATACAACTTGCCCAGCAGCAGTTACAATCCCGACAGTAAATGGTGTTGTGGTAGTTGAGGTTGGAAATTTTTTAACTGCAGCAGAAGCAGTATACCCAGTTAAATCAAGTGGTGTACCATTTGGATTTCTTACGGTAAATACATCTTCATAATAGGTGCCTTGTTCAATTGTTATATTAACCTCTGGAACTGCCATCGCACAATTAGAATTTTAAATATTTATGACAAATTTTTTATCTAAATACTTGCAGTCCATTATTTTTTAGAAAAATGAAAAGACTTCTTTTAGCCTTTTCGTTATTCTTAACTACACCTGTTTTTGCTGCTGAAATTACATCAAGAATTACTGATTCTGTTCAATTAGGCGTACAGGGTGCAGCGGTACAATCAACCAGAATTGGCGGCCAATATTCTGCTTCTGGTACAAATATTAATGCAACTACATTAGGCGGTGTTAGTACTGCTGGTTCTTATGAAGTCAATACAGCAGGTCAAGCATTTAACTTTTCTGAAACAAGTCGCACTGCAGATACATCTGTCACCACTCAGTCGGTCAGTGCTGGAGTTATTGCTTCTCCCAACCTTTATGGGGATTCTGTTACTCAGTTAGCAGGCGATGCAGGTTCTCTTGCAGGTACATTATCACCTACTGGTGTTGGTTCAGTAACTGCTGGTGGTCCTGGCACAACTGCAACAGCACAAAGAGCAGTTGAACTGAGCGTATTCAAATGAAACGTATCCTAGCAGGTTTATTCCTGCTAGGGTTTTTTAATACTAATGCCCTGGCAGAAAGTGTTGTTCCCAACTTTAGTAGAGGAACTATTACAGCAGAAACTAAAACACGTACAGAAATCGTCGAAACAATCCGACAAATAGAATATACCACTGGAACATCTTATACAGTCAGTGGCACGAATATCAATATCCCTGGTACTCCTGCTCCTGGTGCTAATTATAGCATTGTAACTCAAGGTGCTCCGTTCCAGTTTAGTGAGACAATTCTCGGCACTGGGGTGGCAAAAGAGACATGGATAGACAGAAAAACTACACAAGATTCTACAACAAATTCTACATCTGTCTTTACGCAATAGTATTTGCTGGAGGTGCTTTTGCTCAGCAGGCACCTTCTAATACAAACATTGCGGGCCCTTCTGCATCTGCTACTGGTAATGTAACTAATCAGGCAGTGCAAGTTTTACAAGGACCATACTCAACAAATAGTTATGGTAATGGTGTTGCCTGTCAAGGTCCTACAATGAGTTTAGCACCCTTTGCATTAGGCAATACAAATTATAATGAAGACCCAGCATCATTCCAAACTTATAATGGAAATTTTGGAGTTTCAATGGGATTTAATTTTCCTTTGGATGGTTCACTACAAGAAATTTGCAAAGAAAGGGCAAAGGTAGAAATCCGAAGACAAAATGCCGAAGCAGATAAAGCAAGATTAGATTTTGAATTAGTTAGATTACTTAAGTGTGGTGAAGCCCTCAAGGCAGGAATTAGTTTTAGTCCATTATCACCATATGCAAAAGTGTGTGAGGATGTTGTTGTTAGATATCTAAATCCAATAAATACTGCGTTACCCACACCACAAAACATTATCCAAGTTAAAAAATAATGAGGTTTTATGTCAAGAGAGTGGGACACTCCTAAACGTGAGTGTTGGAACAAACCTATTCACCAAATACTTAAAGCAATAGACAACCACACCCGACTTCATTTGGAGACGGGTGATTTTTGGCATGAGGAGCAGGCACAGATACTAAGAAAGTATGTTAAAGAATTAAAAGTTTTTATACATAAAGAAGAAAACGGAAATTACAATGAATAAGATAGCATTAGTTTTTTCAACATTAAGTTTAGTTCTCAGTGGTGCTCTTTGCGTAGGTGCTTATGTAACCTACAAGAAAGCAGAAGAAGTTTTAAATAATCCAGAGAAGTATGTCAGTCAAGTAGTAGATAAGGTTGTTGATAGAGTTGTGGAAGAACAAGTAAATAAAGCATTTGAAAAATTACCTATTCCTAAACTAAATACTGGGATGTTTAAATTACCATTCTAATGGCTGATAAGGATCCTTACATCTATCGTATCAAAGAAATCACAAAGGTAGTAGATGGCGACACTATTGATGCTGACATTGATCTTGGTTTTGATATCTCCCTTACTAAGCGAATTCGTCTTGCTGGTATCGATACCCCAGAGAGCAGGACAACTAATGTCAAAGAGAAAGCAATGGGTCTTGAATCTAAAGAATGGCTCAAGAAAACTCTTGAAGGTTCTAAAGATATTTTAATCAAAACTGAGTTACCTGATAGCACAGAAAAGTATGGTCGTATCATCGGTCATCTGTTTATCAATGGTCAAGAGACCTCATTGAATAACCAGATGATTACTGCTGGATATGCCCTTGCCTATGATGGCGGAACAAAAGATAAAAACTTTGATGTGTTATTGGAAAGAAGAAAGAAGTAATTATTTGTCGTGAAACTTTTTATATTGTTCTAACTTTTGTTTCTTTTGCTCTTTCTTAAATAACTTATTAAGTTTTTTCTGATGTTCAAAAGCAAAATATACCTGAACTTCATAATCAGTCAAATCTTTATTCAAAAGTTTTTTACTGCGAATCCAAATTTGATTTGCTATTGGTTTAAAGATCTTTAATAGGAACTCAACTGCCGACTTCCCTAAAAGTGCTGCTGCTGTTGCTGCCATTGCTGTGGTGCCTGCCAGTGCTACTTCTTTGTTTGTGGGAATTGGAACTGCTCCTAAGATAGGCACCTGCATCTCTGCTGATATAGGTTTCTCTTTGGTTGTCAAAGTATCTGTAGTTGACTCTGATTTGTCTTGTAGTTGTTGTGGAACTTTGATTGCTGATAATATTGGTGGAGAATCAGATAATTTCCTTTCCTTTTCCTTTTCTTGCTTCTCCTGCTGTTGCTGTTTTTCAGTATTTGATTTTACAGCGGCATCAAACTCTTCCTGTGTAGGTATATTAAGCACAGGATATTTTATATTAGGTCGTGGCACATCCACTATGGGAGGTGCCAGACCGTTTGTAAATGGAACCGACGCTTTAGGCGGCGGGAGTTGATCTACTATAGTCGGGGTTATCCCCTGGATCGCAGTTTGCACAACCTGAGGTTGCTTCGGCGGCGACAGTTGGTTCGATTGGAATGATGGGATCAATGATGAACTCGGGTTCGGGATCCCTTCTAGTGGGTTTATCGGCATCGTCGTCTTTATCTCCCTTTTTTAGGGTATCAACTCCAAAGGTTGCTGCAGCAGCAGTGAATACTGTAGCAATAAATGTAGGATCCATCTTAGCCAAGGCACCAGCATAACTAGCAGTAAGTAATGCAGCACTCCAACCCAAAACAGTAATTCTAATGATAGTGCTCATACATTTTTCTCTTTTGTTGTTAGACATTGTCGTTGTTGTGATGGGTTAACCTTTTTTCCAAGATTCACCTTCTGCTTTTCTTCTACGAGCAAGTCCTGCTTCTACATTAGATCCAGGATTACGGTAGAGGTATAAAGCATCTGAAACTTTGTCCCATTCTTTATTCTTCAGTGTGCGTGTGATAGTATTGAAATTATCACCACCATAAAAACCAGCACCAAGATTATAAGCAAAGGAAAGAAGTGCTCCTCTTTTGCCGTCAGACATTTCGCCCCAATGTGGGATTTTGCGAAGTGATGGAAGAAACTGGTTCTTACATTGAGTAATCAACAACTCATCTGCTTCCTGTTGAGTGATAGTATCTCCCATATGGAATGGTGATCCATCCTTCTTACGGGTAGTTCCCCAACCAATAGTAATTGGAAGTCCACCTGAGAGAGGATCTGGATATGCTTTGAGATGGCATCCTTCAAACTCTTTAATGAGTTTTAGACCCGTCATGGGCAAATCATCACCACCACTATTTGCAGGAGCAGTTGCTGCAACCACTGGGGATGCAGAACTTGACTTTTTTCCCCTATAAATCTCCGCCCAATCTACAGTATCATCAAGATACTTAACTGGAAGATTATCTTCTAACCACTGAACTGCTTTGATGTGATTAGGATTCTTCTCGTCATAAAACTTGAAGAAGTTGTGTAAATCAATCCTTGCCATTAGTTTTCTCCTTATGTATCAATCGAAAATGCGACCCCAACCATCGCTGCCACCTGGGCACCAACGATGCTTAAGAACTGCTTTGGTATAAACGGTTTTCTTACCATTTGTTACTGGTCCAGTATAGTTGTCGTTCAACGAACCATAAGGATCATTGACATAGTATCCTTTGCCATCTGGTGTCTTACCAATGACTACACACATGTGCCCACCAGTAGGTGAAGAAAGAGAACCCCTGTGAAGGATACCAATAACAACAGGTTTGCCAGCATCCAAACTCTTATCAATATCAGAGAAAGAAAGATTGTAACTAAAGTGTGACTTAACACCATAACCTTGCAGAACTTTGGTCTGAACTGCGTGGTCAGTTGTGTCACCAATAGCAAATACTTTCGTAACATACTCATCATCACCTTTGATGCTTCCTGGCTTGAGGAACGCAAGGCACATAGCACACGATGAAGAGTTACATGTGCGATGTGCGTCTCTATAATTGTCTACCTGATTGAAATAAGGAACTGCCAATACTGCTGGGGTTGGAGGTTTTGTTCTAAACATCCCAATCCAGTCAGTTTCAGAATCATCCAGAAATTCAGCAGGAAGGTTATCTTCTAACCATTGAACTGCTGCTACGTGGTTTGAATTCTTATCATCATAAAACTTAAAAAAGTTATGAAGATCTAGAGTCATAGTCCTCTTTATAATTGCACTGAGATATTTATAAAAAAAGCGCCTCAAAGAGACGCTTGATTATGTTCAGTTGATTAAAATACTCCAGGAATAATCTGACCAGTTGTCAGATAAGTTCCGACTGCGATTACAAATCCAAGCATAGCGAGGCGTCCGTTAAGAATCTCTGCCTCAGGGGTCCATCCAAATTTGTTCATTTTAGTTCTCCTGTTAATGTTTTTGTGCAAGAATTAATGTTTTTTATCAAGCAAGTCCAAAGAATAGATTGCCAGTGATTGCATAAGATGCAAGTCCAGCAATGATGCCCAGCATTGCCCAACGACCGTTAGCAAGTTCTGCGCGTTCGTTATGA